TTTGAACCCGCGACCTCTTGTCCCCCAGACAAGCGCGCTAACCAAGCTGCGCTACGGCCCGAAATATCAGAATTGCAGGGTTATCAAGTTACCTTGAATATATTCTGGTGCGACGTATGAATCCCGAACCATCACCCGGCGGAGCCACCGGTCGGTTCCGTCGTACCGGGGAGTAAAGGGAACCCGGCCGTGGATCATGGTCCGGTTATTGATGACGAGAGCGTCGCCATCCTCTAGAACAGTATATTTTAGCGACGCATCAACGGCTGCTTTAAATTTATCCAGCGCCACTTGTGCCCGCTCAGTGGTTGCAATGGTCAGCGCACTGTCGTAACACATCACAATCCCATCCTTTGTCTGCGTTAATGGCCTGATTGGGAATGCGCGATCGGACTCACCATTTGTCATAAAACTTGGGTCTATAGATGTAACGAATTCATCGGCCATCAAAACGCTAATGGACTCTTTATCGATATGGCTCAAAATGTCGTCTATAAACGCATGGCTGGTACTGGCCAGTGGATCTCCGCGAAGACAAAAAAGAATCACCCAGGCCGGCAGATATGGATGGAAAGCCGTTTCGGTGTGTAACGCTAAATTCACCAATGACGATGTCGATATCTGCTCGGTCTCGTTCTGCTTAATCGGGAATATATCCTGGACCAGTTTCCCGTTCTGCTCCTGGATGTATCCAATCGGATACCCTAATCGCGAGCCAATAAGCATGGCGGCCTGCCAGGTCTCGTCGCTTGCATGCAGATGCGCAGTGTCCATACTGGACGGCGTTTGGGCTGTCGCCGGCGGAACCGCGTTTTTTATCACACGGATTGATGCGATGTCCGAACTAGTAAAATCGGGGATCATTACAGTGCCTTAATGGCAGTAACAGTCATAATGCTTCCGCGTTGGAGTAGCATCGTTATCAATTGTTCGGATGTATAGTGGGCCGACATTCCGTCACCTAGGTGCCTATGCATAGATATGACAAAGGTGTCACTCATTTTCGTCATACGGCTAGCGTTTTCGTATTCGTGGATGTTTCGGGCGTCTTTTTCTATATCCCAGGCGGAATCCGACTCAATATCCGCAATCTCATTTGGAGTCATGCCGTACGTCGCCCCTCCAGTTTGAGGTCAAGCAAAATCCCGACTAGCTCGTCAAACGAAATCAACAAAGACGCACTAGCGGAGTAGAAACTTTCCGTTATGTGTTGGTTTTCGTCGCGGGTGGTCTTAATGCTCCACTTGGGGTACGTTTCCGTTAGAATGCATACCGGATCGCCGGTTACCTTAGAAACGATAATGTAGGCAAACGGTTTTTCAATTTTCGCATCGTATCCAGATACCGTATCTACAAAAAGCGACCGCCACGGGAACTCTTTAATATCGGTGGTATGGTCGCCCTTTGTCGATTTAACCTCAAGGCAAAAATCAAAGTCATCAAGAAGAATGTCCTTTTCGTTTAGGGTCATGTTCCGGCGTTCTGCGTTATTTCGGGCAATTTGAACTGCGGGCGCATGACAGCTAACGCCGGCTTGGTTTAATAATAATGCAACATGCTTGGCCCATTCGCCTCCCTCAAGGAAGGCCTTAGTGTAATCAAAATCTGACATTATACACGCTCCGATTTTTTCTTGTGTTTGTGTGTTTTGAGATCAAGATCATACATCTTTTTGAAATCGGAAATCATCGGCTTTAAGCACTGGGGTGTGCCGTGAGTCGAGTAAATCCGTCCAGGGATATGTGCAGGCGGGATGATCTTGAAGCCGCCCCTTGTACTTGTCACGATAAATCCAAGCTGTTCAATCAGCCGGAAAAATTCCGTTATTTCCTTACAGCCATGTTTGCGAGCCATAGTCTCTCCTCTTGGTTGTGGTTAGGTAAGGGGAACGATATAGTCATTTTGGCCGAATGTCAACCCACGGCGATAAGATATGTTAAAACCCTTATGAACAGGCACCTACAGGACGGAGATAATAAAATGAGTGAATACGAAAAATCAGTTCGCGGAACAAATAAGCGAGGGCGCAAGCCTCTTCCGATCAAAGAGAAAGAGCGTAGGATCAAAATCCAACAGTTGGCAAATCGCATGAGGCAAGAAGCGCGACGACGTGCGGCATTGGTTCTACAGCACCGCTATAGTGACGAATTTTTAAAACTGTATTCCGATGAGTTCACCGCACTCAAAAAAAAGACTAATGCCTAATAAAGAAATAGCATTCACCCAGTGGATGGCACTAGGCGTTACTAACGGTTGGTGCTCCGGCCCGGCATGCATCGTTCACGAGGGGCTCCCGCAGTCTTATGCCGAATATGAATCATTTGGAGACGCAGATTTGTGTGTATACGGAGTGCGGTTGTTCCAGGACGGGACAGAGCGCAATGCGGTTTTGGAGCATAACCCGACAATGAAACGGGAAATGGATGCCATTATGGCCGGCAAGACGACTCTTGAATGATGAAAATATTAATCCGGGCCTGTAGCTCAGTGGTCAGTAGCAGGGTGCTCATAACGCTTTGGTCGTCGGTTCGATCCCGACCGGGCCCACTAATTAACGAAATGAAAGAGCGAAAATAAAGCCACGATATAGGCAAATACCGCTTGAACCAGCCACCTTTAATAATCCACAAGAAATAGAAGATTATTTGAGTGAGCGCCAAAAGATTGGGGAAAAAATATTTGCCGCCGAGACAGAAGCCCTCAAACCTTTTGGTTTCTTCGCTATAAGTCACAGCGCGGTAGCGTCTATCAGAACTGAAAGTTTAAAAAAACTACACGACAAAGTGGTCAAGTTTTGTCCCCACTTTGTCACAACAGCCCCAACGATGAGATACTTTATGCTCCCGTCTATAAACACTGGGTGCTGTGTCGAATGTTTCCCAGATTTTCTCCCCCTTTTACAAGATGACGACAGCGGTTGCGATCTATGCGGTATCAAGGGAAAGGAATATGTAGAAATATCGATCCCGCTTGGGTACGGTTCGCTTGCGGCGAACCTGGGGGCGAACTGCTGTGCCGAAATATTCACAAAAACGGAATAGACGCAATCCAAAGGGGCCTATTGGTGTAAAATGCGAGAATGAGCAACACGCCGGGCGGTATCTTTTACAACGACTCCGTGCTTGGCATAGACATTCTTCGTGCTACCCGAGAACCGTGCATAGTATGTGGGCATCCGACTGGGGACTGTAGTTCTTCGGAATCAAAACACGACAATATTGCCTTTGCAACACAAGTTATCCACAGCATGATCGACTCACAGAAAATATTAGTTGAGGAAACGGTTTATGAAAACCGCCAAATTACACCGTACACAGTCACGCGGGTTGTCATTGCGCGGAAGGGGTCATACATCACTGTCGCCCATGCAAAAGAAATTGGGATTATCTGAGAACTTGACACCGAAGTGAATTGAGATCGGTGTATCATCATCCCTCTAGTCACCTAACGTGAGGGGTTATCATGCAAAAACTATCCGACGATTTTATCGCAACATATGCCGATAAGACAATTCCATGGGGTTTTGGTGGGCTCGGAGAGATAGTTTATTTACGCACGTATTCGCGTCGCAAAGAAAATGACGATCTTGAGACATGGCCCGAGACTTTATATAGGGTCATAAACGGAGCCATTGACATCGGAGTGCCGTATACGCAGGATGAGGCCGAGCGCCTGTTTGACCACATGTTCAACTTGCGCTGTTCGTTTGCCGGTCGTTCGTTGTGGCAACTCGGCACGCCGTTGGTGCAACAGATGAACGGCACATCGCTAAATAATTGCTACTGGGTAGACATTGAGGCTATTGAGGATTTTGAATTGCTTTTTGAATACCTAATGCTTGGCGGGGGTGTCGGTTTCTCTGTCGAGCGCTCAAAAATTCACGATTTGCCAAAAGTCATTCCGGGCGTCACCATCACCAACGAACGCAGTAATGACGCCGACATCATTGTTCCAGATTCCCGCCAGGGATGGAAGCGCCTACTCCACGCAGTCCTAAAGTCGTATTTTTACACCGGCGGATCATTCACCTATTCAACAATTCTGATTCGCGAATACGGTGCTCCGCTCAAGACATTCGGCGGCACCGCCTCTGGTCCGGGTGCGCTCATTGACGGAGTCAAGGACATTTGCGCAGTGATGCAAAATCGTGAAGGCAAGAAACTCCGCTCAATCGACGTTCTTGATATTTGTAACATCATCGGACGGATTGTTGTTTCCGGCTCTTCGCGCCGTTCTGCACAGATTGCGATAGGCGACCCAGACGATGTTCTTTTTCTTCGTGCAAAGAATTGGGGCACAGGCTCCGTTCCGGCCTGGCGGGGCAATAGCAATAATAGTATTTTCGCAGACTCATACGACGAGATTCAGTCTGAATTATGGAAAGGCTATGATGGTTCGGGTGAACCATATGGATTAATGAACCGTAAATTGGCCCGGAAATACGGTCGACTCGGCGAGGCCAAAATGGACAACACCATTGAGGGCATGAATCCATGTGGCGAGATTCCGCTAGGAAATGGTGAGAGCTGCAACCTTGCGACGATCTTCCTGCCCAATGTCGATTCGCTAGAACAGATGCATGACATTTCCAAATTATTGTACATGGCCCAGAAACAAATCACGCGGCTCACGTACCCGTACAAGAAGACCACGGAGATAGTCCAGAAAAATGCACGACTCGGTCAATCAATAACCGGGATACTCCAGGTCGGAGGGGAAAAGTTGACATGGCTTGATCCCGTATATAGCGGTCTTGTTGCTTTTGACAAGGAGTATTCCGCAATGCACGGATTCCCCGTGTCCGTGCGCCTGACCACCGTGCAACCCTCTGGGACGCTCTCCCTGCTCCCAGGCGTCACGCCGGGCATCCATCCCGCATACGCACGGTATTACACTCGTAGGGTCCGTTTTGGTTCGGCCGATCCGTTGGTTGATGCTTGTCGCAAACGGGGTTACAGGGTTCAGTGGGATATCGGGCTGGACGGGCGCGAAGAACACTCCAGATATGTGGTGGATTTCCCGTGCATGTCTCCGGAGGGCTCGGTCCTAGCGGCGGACATGTCAGCAATCGAGCAACTGGAGTGGGTTAAGAAAATGCAGATGGATTGGGCCGATAACGCCGTATCCGTAACCGTTTATTACCGAAAAGAAGAACTTGAGGACATTAAAACATGGCTATCCAAGAACTACGATAAGGGCATCAAGTCGGTGTCGTTTTTACTCCACGCAGACCACAATTTCTCACTTCCCCCATATGAAGAAATAACGCAGGCGGAATACGAAAAAGCGATTTCCAAAATTGATACTTCAATTCCGATGGTTCAACGGTTTCATGCGGGCTCTATGGACTTAGAGGATTGTGTTGGGGCATGCCCGATCAAGTAGTAAAATATCATTTAATTATGAAATTAGTTTAGCTACGCATATGGTCTATGCCCCGCAAGGGTTTTATATGCGGCGGGGCTGCGCAAAATTAGCCATAACGGCATATCGTTGGTATAATTAATGGATGGAGTTACAAGGGGTTCTTAGCTAAAAAAGGCAGGCTCTAATGAGTCGCCCTATTTCCAATCCACTCAATCAAGGAGTTTAACTTGAATACGAAACGTTGCGTTATGTTGGTTTTTATTACCCTAATAGCGAGCCTTGGTTTGACAGCAGCAAATGCCGAGGAGACTAAACCGGCCGACGGAGTAAGTGCTTATATTTCATTGGGTGATTTATATAAGGACGGTTTGGGCCGGCGTGTTGAGAATATGGCGCCGCTATCCGCCATCCCATTAGAACCCCTACCGCAATTGCCCCCTGTCAAAAATGACCACACGGGAAAGCGCAAACCAGTACCCCAGGATTTAACCAAGCGATGCCCTCAGTGGGAACCGGTATTTGAACAATACGGACTCCTTCCGGTAGAGACTTGGAGTTATATAGCCTGGCGCGAAAGTCGCTGTCGCATAAAGGCCATCAACATCATATGGGACAAGCACGGGAATATCGTCTGGGCGCTAAACAGCGACAAGTCATACGATTCGGGTCTCCTTCAAATAAATAGCAGCTGGAAAACGGTCACTCGTCAGGTTTGTGGAACCGGTATAGAGGGTCTTATGATTCTTGACTGCAACCTACGGGTAGCTCGACATCTAATGGAAAACACTAAAAGCGGGTTGGGCAATTGGCGGATGTAGGTGGCACCACCACAAAGTACACCGCGTTTATTTTTATGATTCTGGTCGGTCCGGTTTGCGCTGCGGTTATCGGACTCATCCATTGGCTTAACGCTCTGTAGCGGGTAATTGTATTAGACTCGGGGTATGGCAAATTCTAAAAACAGCGGCTCCAGAACACGTTTTAACTATATAACCGGCAAAGAGGAACAGGTTCCCGGCACTAAAGCCGGCAAAAAACGAATGAGACTATCGGTGGGCGACCCATTGCGTACCCATGATTTACGCCGTCTCCCGCCAAAAACAAAAGCCAAAATGTATATCGACAGAACCGACTCAGACTGAAAACCTCTTGAGGGCATCGGGGTCAAGAAATATATATCCGCCGCCGATCGATATCCCGTCCTCGTCTTCGTCCACATGAATTAACACATCGTCAGCGGAAATATCTAGATTTTTTGCTATAGCCGCCCGCATGCGCGCTACGTCTTCAAGTATTGACGACATCTCTACTTCGGTGGGATCAGGCGGCATTTCAATATCGGTGTATTGTTCATAGCCAACGCCGGAACGAACCAGGGATAATTGTTGTTTTGCAAAGGCGTCCGACCGAACGCATAGGCCACATGCTATTTTGGGGGTTGCGGCGGGCCGTTTCCGTTCCTCAATATGGCCACACGATAAACGGTGAAGGTACACAACCGAACCCCAGCGACCCTGCCTGATTATCTCGCCAACATCTCGTTGCGGGGCACTCTTTTTATTTATTTTTTCCATTTATCCGGCCGTTGATTTTTTGTAGAATCTATATATACTTATCCTAACATTCGTAGAAGGGTTCTTGCTGTGCAGACTTTCGTACCATATCCATCGTTCACGGAATCAGCTAAAATTCTAGATTATCGTCGGCTCGGGAAACAACGAGTTGAGGTGTTGCAGATACTAAATTCTCTGGTGTTAAATCGACAGTATGGTTGGCGCTATCACCCAGCAACCAAAATGTGGGCTGGTCACGAACGAGGCCTAGCAGCATACGGCTTAAGTATCTGTTCCGAATGGGTTCAGCGCGGTTACAAAGATACATGTACTCAAAAAATAAGCGACTTGGTTACTCCGGATTGGGAAGATATGCCATCCTGGTGGGGCGACGAACGAATCCACTCTAGCCACAGGGCAAATTTATTGCGAAAAGATCCAATTTATTACGGGCAATACAATTGGACCGAAGATCCAGAAATGCCGTACTTTTGGCCAACAACTGATTTAACCGTAATCACACTTAGCGACAATCTAATTTTTTAATGAGCGCAATAAGTAACTAACTCTTTGCGAGTTTATCTAGTACTGCAATTAGGTAATCGGGGGTTGTTGCCCCAATAACCGTGGAAACATGTAATCCATTTTCAAATAGGAGCATGCTCGGTATACTCATGACCGAAAATCTAGATGCCAAATCGGGGTTTTCGTCAACATTGGATTTTGCAAAACGAATACGCCCCGCAAACATATCGGAAAGTCCTTCTAGTAACGGCGCCATGACCACACACGGCCCGCACCACGGAGCCCAAATATCAAGGAGCAATGGCGTGTTGCCGGATTTAAGAAACGAATCAAACTCGGCCGAGGAAATTTTAACAATAGCCATGCGTGCCTATCTCCTAAGAGATTTGGTAATTTCGCCAAGCGTCGCGCCTAAGACGCTTCCGATTGGGGGCAATCCTAATGCGCCCGAATTGCGATCCAATTTAACATGGACATCCGGCAGCGGCGTTATTTGAAGCTGTTTATTGTTATTGGCCATCGCGGCGGCGGACAAAGCTGATTGGCGTTGAATAATATTCAACTGTTCCTCAATACGGTCTACCCTTTCCCGAAGTTCGTTTAATTCTGGGTCATCGGTTTGGCGGGTCGGTATATTGTTTTGGCGGGTTGACATAGATGAAGTCTATCATCCAGGCCTGAAGCCGGCCCACCATAAAGCAAAACCCCCGCCCTAACCTTGCGGTCGGAGCGGGGGTAGATTGCTACTTACTAATTATAATGCGGCCACCACCGGTGCGTTGTTAAATGTGACAGCAACGAACGACTCTGGACGCTTGACGGCCAGCGCAAGGCGCTGCTCGGCAAGAATCACAACTGCGTTTCGCACGAAGAAGTCAGAGTGCTGTTCGCTGATACGAATGCTGGCTTCCTCACGGTCGTAAATTTGTGCACCGGTACCGAATGCGCCGACCAAAGCCGTGCCTTCTGCAATTGCTGGAGTCTCGACTACTGGCATGCGCCAGATGCGTGGCTCTCCACCCATTGCAACCGAAATGGCGATCAAGTACTGACCGTTTGAGTCTTTTGTCAACTCAATGTCTTCCCAGTCGTTTGGATGCAAGATAACGCCCGTTGGCTCATAGTAGGCCAGGAACGCTAGTGTCGCGGCGCGACGAACGGCATCAGCCTTGGTGTCCGCTACCGGCAATGTTGCGCCACTGCTCCACGAATATTCCTGAACGCCCTGGGTATTCAAAATGCCCAGAAGGTTTTCGCCGTTACCAGAACCACTCAAGATTTGGGCATCTTCCTGCAAACGGAGACCGTACATCAGTTCGTTGTCGATGATTGAGCGCAATTGTGGCTCGTCAGCGAGAACGTTTCTGTGTGCAGCTTCCCAGTGGGCGAGCGTACGAACAGGCGCTTGCTGACCCACAAACTGGAATGACGATTGTGGCTTGCGACCGAATCCGGCGACGCTATCCTCGACACCGCGGTCGGCGACTGCCGCTGCGGCGTTTGTGCCGCGCGTTCT